TCTTCATCAATTTCAATTTCTTCACCCATAGTCTTCACATAATATTTATTAGGTCCTGGTTTTGCTATACTTCCGCTTTGAAGCCCTGCTTGGATTAAAGGTTGTCCTGGGGTAAATTCTGATATTGAATGATGAACTACTTTAGCATCAGGATATACTTTTCTAATTTCATATGTTACTTCTTGGCGAGTAGGAATTTTTGTTGTTGGGAAGAACATACGTATAGCATAATATTTTCCTCTCCAAGAAAGAGTAACTGCAATAATGTTTCCAGTTTGAGATTGAAGTCTGGTTGCTTCTTTTATCTGAGACTTAAATCCTTTAATTGGTTCTGAATGAATAAGGTCAATAACTTCTGCAAATGTGTTGCCATTGGTATCTTCAATTGTTTCTTCTGAAGTTGGGACGCAATTTGGTACTACCTTTTTACCTTTCTTTTTCATACCAACTTGCTTGTATCCTGCCCAACACGCTTCGTCCATTTCTCCACTTGCAACATAATCTGCTGCGGTATCAATATAATCCGCTGCTTTAGTAATTTTTGACTGAACCCATGCCTCCAAATCTCCCTCTCCTTTTCCAACTTTCATTTGAAGTCTTTTTACGGCATCAGCAATAGTTTTCAATTCAGATCTTGCCATTGAGTATTCATGGTCCTTTACAGAGACTTTATCCCATGCCTTACCACCATAGGAACATTCGGATCTCGTTTCTCTTTTATCACATAGGGGACAATATCTTTCTTCTTCGTTCATGGTTGATTCTGATTTCGTTCCCCAATTTGCAGCACCAACTCTACGACACTTTACTAATGCCCCAGAAGCATATGCAGAAGGCCAGACACTGTAACGTGATTTTACTTTATAGTAGCAAGCATCTTTTGTTCCACTACCTTTACCTTTTTTATCTTTTGCTTCTTGCACGTCCATTTCTTCTTTCATTTTCTTTTTAGGTGAATCTGTGGAAACATAGGTTGGTTTTGCAGCACCGGTCTTTGCTTGTTGCCCAGGATCTGCTGCTTTCTTTCTTCTCGCAGCAGACAATCTTTCCGCTTTTGTCATACTTGCTCTTTTTGCGGAGGAAACACACTTTGGTGTTCCTTCACCAGGTTCATCACTCGCACAAGTGCCACCAGTTACAACATTAACCCAACCACCTTTACCATCTTTCGATTTAGATTTACCAAACCAATCACGGAGACCTTCTTCACTCATTTCTTTAGTTTTTTCTTTCATTGAGTTGATGAACTTTCTGTAAACAGCAGCTTCTGAAGTTTTTCCTGCCACTCTTGCTCTTTGCTCCATAGCAATTGCTGCTTGGATTTTATGAGCATGAGATCTTCCAGAGTTTTTTATTTTTGATACACTCTGTTTTGCAGTCTGAACATTTTTAAAACCGAGACCATGAATTGTTCCTTTTGGATCTTCATCTGTATAGAGATCTGAGTGCTTATCAGACTTATCTGGTTGTCCTGGTTTTTTTGGAATGCGAGGATCGTTCATTTCACTGAAAGGTGACTTTGATTTTGTTTCTTCACCCTTTGCTCTTTTCATTCTTCCCGCACAGTGAGCACGTTGAGAAAATCCTTTTGGATTAGAGCAATCAATACTCTTTTTGTATTTATTATTCCAATCTTCTTGAAATTGCTTAAACGTTTTCATTTTGAGTTTGTTGTTTTAAAAACTTTGCCAAATCTGCAGTTGAACCAACAAAAAGAGCATTATTAACTGTTGTTGGCCCTTTAATTTGCTTATTACCTTCTTCTACATCTTTAAGTGTTTTTTGTAAATTTAATAGTTTTTCTGCTATTTCTCCAGTATTTTTTATTAATTGTCCTGCAACTTCATATGCTCTGGGCATTTCACTTTCTTGTGCTAATTCTAAAATTCCATTAATAGCTTCTTGCCCCTTTTCTATTAGAGAATATAAGTTTCCCCTAGCATACTCATAATCTTTTTTGACATCTTCCATTGAAACTTCATTGGGAGAAGATTCTGTTTTTTCAATTTCTGATGATATGATTTCTTTTTCTGTAGAAATTATTTCTCCACTGACATTAAAAGCATCGTTTAATTTGTCATATTTTTTTGTCATCTTCATAAAGTTCCACTAAATCCAAAATCATCTCCAATTTCAATAAGTGAATTATCTGTGGATGTGATTTTTTTGACAGCAGACCCAGAAACATGAGATGTTATTGTTGTGCCGTCTGCACCTCTTTTTACGACTAAATTGTTATTTGTTTTTTTATCAACATACATTTCTTCATCATTAATAATAATATAGGTATTTTCTGATATATTTGAAGCATCATTTACTAAAATATTGGTTGTATCTAATCCAATATCAGATGTTAAGTTTGTAGTAACTATATTAGTATAATTTTTTATAGCTCTTGGTTCAACGGAATATGTTAAATCTCTCGTTGGATTTTTTGTAGTATCTCCAGAGACGTATCCAATAGAAACTTTTTTAATAATATCTTTAGTTGCACTTGAAGAAACTGGACCAAATAGGTAAGTTTTGGCAGTAAATCTAATCGTGTAAATTAATGCTCTTCTTGTAGTAAAGTCTCCTTCATAATCATCACTCATTGATATATTTTCTATTATGATGGGAATGTCTCTTTTTTCCCCAATTTCATCAACCAAATCTACAGTTAGATTATATGATGGTTGAAAATATGGAAGTATTTGTTCAATAATTTGCAACATATCGTCATTCAATTTTGTATAAATGCCTAATTCAAATTGCATATTATATGGAACTGGCATGTAAACTTTTTTTACTTCAGTTTTATTGTCAACATTAGAAGTTATAAAAGTTTGTGTTGTTGTTACTTTGCGAGATGCATCATAATTTAATCCTACAAATTCAAATGACATTCTTGGTAAAGTCACCTGAATTGGTTTATTGAGATCTGGGGATTGTTCTAATCTTGCTAAAAACTTTTGTGTTGGCCCATATGCTAAAGGCACATTAATCATACTACTAACATTTCCATTTGAATCTTTATGTTGTATAGAAATACTATTAAATAAAGTTCCAAATGATATTACTGTTCTTCTCAATATTTCGTGATAGAAGTACTCAAACATGATGAATCTTGATTAATATGTACGATTAGTTATATTTATGGGTTTCCAAAAGGATTGGACTCACTAAAATCTAAAATTGCATCCGCCGCATTTTCTATTTGGTTGTTTTGTGGATATAAATCTGAAGTAGCCGCAAACGTAGATGAAGATTTTATTTGGTAAATTGCGCTACTTGATGATCCTACTATAGTTTCTCCAGATGTAAAATAACCATTTTTTCTGTAAATATCTAATTTTCCATTAGGAGCATCCCAATTTTTAACCAATGCTGTTGTTCCACTACTAGATCCAGTTACTGTTTCATTGTTAATAAAAGTTCCGATTCCAATCATATAAGGAGAACCTATAGTTATATTTGGAATAGAAGTATAACCAGATCCCGCATTAGTAATTAATATTGAGGAAACAGTTCCTGAAGTACTTACTGTTGTAGTTCCTCTTGCTGTTGTTCCAATTCCAGGTGAACTAAATGTAACCGATGGAGCAGTTACATATCCAGATCCACCAGAAGTTATAGTAACAATACCTATTGCACCATCAGATATCTTAGTTGTAGCAGCAGCTCCAGATCCTCCACCACCAATAAATACTATTCCTGGAGCAACTGTATATCCATATCCTGGGTTTATTATTTGAACAGATTGAACTTTTAATGATGCCGTTCCATTACAATCAACTATCCCCCCTATCATTGTTGCGATTCCAACCGCAGTTCCTCCAGCAATTGGTGATGAAGAAATTGCAACAATTGGCGTTGTTGTATATCCTTCCCCTCTATTTCTTATTATAATAGAGGTGACAGATCCATTTTGAATGGAAGTAAATGCAAGAGCCGTAGATCCAGAAGAAACCAAAGTAAGACTTTCAATATTTGCGTTATTATCCGCATTATCATCTATTTCTTCAATACCAGTATCAACAATTTCATCTTCATATCTGAACAATTCGCAAGTTAGAGTGTAAACATAAGTTTTTTGTAATTGATAAAATGGTTTTTCGTGTTCAACAAATTTAATTTCAAACAATCTATCCCCTAAAGGAAAATAAATTAAGTCACCTTCTTTAGGTCTTGTAGATAACTTTATATTTGGAACATTTTTAATTAGTGGTGATATATAAAACTCAAATCTTTCTCTGGAAATTGTTAAAATAATTTGATTTTGTGCTTGTATTCCAAATTTTGACAAAATTTGTGTATTATCTCCATATCCTTCATAATTTTCTATATAAGCTTCTATTGGATATGAGTTACTAAATTTTGATTCTATTACCTCTCTTATTATTGTATTTGTAGTAATGTATTGCCTAGGTATATAATAAACTTCAACACCATACATTCTTAACTGTTCGTTGATTAAATCTTGAACAAGACTTTGTTCTGTTTTTGATCCTTGAAGAAAAAAAGGATTTAACATTATCCTATCATGTCAAGTGGAGGTAATTCATAGTTACTCGACATTTTTTCCATCAAAATATCAATTTCTCTTTGAGCATCATCGTATATTTGTCTGCCGTTAAGCTCAACACCTCCAGGCAGTTTTACACCAGAAAACTTGATCAAATTTTGTCCCCATTGTCTTTTAATTAGTGAGGTTAAGTATGGTTTTAAAAATGAGTCATTCCAAACTCTTGAATAGTCATTTGGATCTAGTGTAGAATAACAATCAATGATAAAATATTGTCCACCCCTAACGGAACCCCAATCAATATCTAAATATAGTCTATCTTGTCTTTTATTAAATCTTATTTGTTTTTGTGTATTGAGTAAGAAGTCTAAATCTTCCAAATAAGTTTTAACCATGGCATAACTTAGAAGTTCAGTTGTGCCCCAATAGTAAATATCGTTTAAAAATAATTGATATTTGACACTAAACATATTATGAGTTATGGTATTAGAACCATCAAACATGAATATTTTATTTACTCCAATTACATTAGGAGGAACTTGTAAATAATTACTGTTTTCTTCATAGGTAAAAGTTGTTGCTGTTCCAACTATATTTGCTGTTGCAGTTGTAGTAGCAATTCCAACTCCACCATTATTACCCCCACGAGCTCTACCTCTGTCTATATCATTTTGAGTTACTTGATATTTGTAAAAAGTCGGATAGACTCCATCAAAATGTCTTTCTTGAAAAAATTGAACAGCATCATCCACCAAATCATCGATTTGCTCATCTGCGACATTAATCTCCAAAACTGGATAACCCAGTTTTCTTTTGCAATAATCAATTAATTCTTGACGAGTAGATGGTTGAGCCATTTATACTTTCTACTTTTAAATATTTATGAATCGAGTTTTATTAAGTCACATAAAACTTCTTGTTGTTTAAGATATAATTTCATGTAAGATTTTGCAATTGTTTTTATATCCTCAATGTCATAAATTTTGTCAATTTCAGCACATGCTTTCACATATTCAAAACTTTTACTCAAATTTTCTAGTTGAATGTCATCTGGATTCATTAATTAAACTCCTTAATAAATTTTTAATCTCACTAAGATCATTCTTTATATTAACAACATCTGATTCAAGATTTTGTATCTTTTGATGCTCTTCATTTTTCATATTTTTTTTAGAAAGATACTCTTGATATTCTGACATATTTCGATTTATAATAGAGTTTGTTCTTGGATCTCTATAAAGATGCGAGTATCCATTTACTTTTAAATAATCCATTTCAATTATATTATGCAAGGGCAATTACTCTTAGATCTTTCATTCTAGGTACATAAACTTGATTTGTTGATGTCATTATAATTTTAATTCTATATGATCTGAATGAAGGTAATTGGTCGGCCGTAAAAGTAAACTCTTTATATTCAATTTCTGATGGCAAAAATCCTATAGATGTTGATGGGGGAATATAAGTATCAGAAAGTCCATCATTATTTGCAATATCAATAACCTGCCCTCTTTGATCGATATTATTGTAACCGGGGAAAGGTACAAATATTGGGGTAAAGTTTTCTGTTGGACTAATAGAATAGAATGCCCTTATATTTGAATATAAATTTGTGTGAGCATTAACAATAATTTTTAATGATGATGCTGGATTTTCTAATACAATTTCTTTAGATAAGTATTGGAATGCGGTAGGATCATTTGAGATCGTATTTGCTCTATTGTCAGTTACAAAATCTAAAATGACATCGTTTACTCTATTTGAGGTTAAGATCGTACTTACTCGTTGAGTGTCAATTACAGGACTTACTCTCGAATCTACAGTGTTTAAGTTAACCCTAAGATTTAGAGATTTGTTTCCTGGAAGATTATTGAGGTTATTTGTTTCATTAATTTTAGAGCAAACTATTCTGGGGCTATTTAAATAATTTGATTTATTTAAAGAAACAATTTCAAATCCTTGATCTACAAATGGAGTTTCATTTCCACTAATACTAGATCCCGTAACTGTTCTAACCTCTGCATTTATAGATGTTCCTTGTACAGTTACATTTTGTATTAATGGAGTAATAATTTCAAATGGAATATTTTGAGTTGCTTTAATTGCATATCCACCCGCAGATTTTGTTTGTCCCATATAAAGAATTGGAAAACTTTCCCCCGTTGATCTTCCAATTCCATTTGAACCCATATCAAGCTTGATATTATATGAATCAAATGTGATTGGATCCAAAACAGTTACATTTTCTAAATTATGAGTTTTATTAATTCTTCTCAAGGAAATTCCACCCAATTCATACTTGTAAACTAAAGTTCCTGCAGGATAGTTTTTGGATAAAGTAGAATCAACTCCTCTAGTTATATTTCCACCAATAACGGATCCATACACAGAACTATATGAAATAATTTCATCACCAATTAAAATATAACCAAGATTTGTGGTTCCAACTCCAACATTTTCGAATGTACCAAAATTTGAAATACTGTCTACTTGAATTGGTGAAGTTGACGAAGAATCATAATTTACTGAAAGTTGTGTTGGTATAATATCGGATTGAGTATTTGATATGGTAACATAATTTCTATCAAAATACATTCCATGATTTTTATGATTCACTAAAATGTGAAGACCATCACTATCAATATTAATATCAGATATTTGAACATTTCCACCCGAAGATGCGTTCAAGGTAGTTGTCAATCCAGAATTATTGATATATTGTATGGTATTACCGACACCAGAAATCACGAAATTTCCTTGAACATTGTCCAAAATAAGTTCGTTGGTGTTTGCAATTGAAACAACTGATAATCTTGCATTTCTTCCCAATGAATTGTTTCCTATTGTTCCAATACCGAGAACATCTCCAATTACATATCCAGTTCCAGATTGGGAAATTGTTGCTGCAATTGCAACTCCATCAGAAATTGTTATATTAGCTGTTGCATTTCTACCATTTCCTGTAATATTTGTGAGAGGAACTCCATTAAATTGGAAAGTTCCTGATGATGGAGTATAACCAATTCCGGAATTAATAATATTTAATGTTCCCGTGGATATACCCGCATTTCCAATATAATTTCCTGAGGCATTAGTACCAAGTTGAAGAACTGTATTTCCAAATGTTAGATTATTATCTTGTAAAGTGGATCCCAAACCAACCCTAATTTTTCTAGAATTTAGATTCAACGAATTTGGTAATAAACTTGCAATTTCATTGTTACCATCTGATAATTCGGGATTATAAAACTCAATAGACCCATTTGGAACAAATTCTGCTCTATAAAGAGTAAATTTAAGATCTTCCCACTGACTTGGTTCCCAAGTTGATGCATTTTGCGATTTAAATAGTGATCCCAAATAAGGTTGATTAGAGATAAACGTCTGTGTAATCAAATCATTTTCACCGACTCTAGAAATATAGACACTATATTTTGTTGAAAGTGATGCCAAACAAATAGAATATTCAGTTCCACCTTCCAAGTAAACTGGAGATTTGAAAGTAAACGTTGTAGGAACAGATCCATCTGCTGATACATTAACCTCTGATGGATCAAGTATTATTTCCGAAAAAGGAATAACTTTTTGCGTCGGGAATCCTCCAGACATTGTTCTTAATTGGAAAGTAACTGGAATATCTAAGTCATCCTTTGAACTAAAAAATACATCACACTTAGTTAAGAAAACTCCAGTTTCATCTTCAACTAAGAAAGATTGTGCAAGTGGATCATACCAAACAATTTGCGTATTGGTTCTTGTAGTTGACGAAATCGCTTGAGTGGAAATAACTTGCGTCCCAGTTGTTCTTGAAGTTGCTCTCTCTTCAAATTCTTGTTTATTTTCTATTCTTGCATTTCTTACAGAAATAATATTTTCCTGAACAGTTTCTATTGTTCCGCTCGATGTAAATCCTTCTTCTGCAATAGTCGTTGCATTATTTTGATCATTAATATTATTATTCAATAATGTAAATATTTTATTGCCAGATTCAAATCTTGGGTTACTTGATGAATTTGGGTCGGGAATATAAAAACTTCCGATTAACGTTGCAGAAATATCTGATATTAATCGAACATTTGAAATTGTTGCTTGAGCTCCACTTGTTTGCCCAATAAGTATCATATTGGGTTCTATCCAACCACTAAATCCACCTTCAGTGTGATTTGATAATGAAAAGGTATCAATATTTAATATTGTTGATGTTGAAGAATATGAAGGAGATATTGTTTGTGCATCATATGGACTAACAGTAAATAATTTTGTTGGTGAATTATATGCACCCTCTTTATGATTTGATTGAGCAACTCTAAATGTAATTTTTGGATCTATTGTTCTCGAATTTATTTGCAAAGATCCTGTGGGTCTGGTTGTTCCAATTACAGTTTCTCCAACTTGAAAGACTCCAGAAATCATAGAAATTTCTAAAAGTTTTGGAACACAATAATTAGTAATATTAACTCCATCAAAAAATGCGTATAATTGTGTTGAGGGTTTTACTTTTTTAGCAACGAATTGTACATTTCTTGATCTCATAAATGAGATCAAGTTTCTGCTGACCACTCTATCACCAACGGATGTATTATCAAATTGTTCAGTAACTACAGTTCGAGTTCCAGTTCTTGTTTGAACTCCAGTGTCTCTAACTTCTTGCAAAGTATCTTTAAATACTGTTGTAGTGCTATTAGTAATCCACTCACCACCAGTTAAATCACCATTTCCGCGAAGTCCTCTTGCGCCCCATCGGCCACCACTATTTGTTGTTTCTGTTCTTTCTCTTGTGTTTTGAATAACTTCTTGTCCGGTCCAAGTAGTTTCCCAAGCATTCCAAATTGTAGGAGAAAACCCTGTTTGTGGATCTACATTTAGCGTTCTTGAAGCAAGAGCAAGAGTTTCAGCAAAATTTCCTTCAGTATTGATGATTTTTGCTTCAATTCTTACCGTATCGACCCAAGTATCAGAGGATGGTGTCAATTCAATAGACCCCTGCCAAAAACTAACCAAAAATGGAGTTACACTTTCAGATCTAGTTGCAAATGTCTGTTTTAACCATTCAACCTCAGAATAATTTAGAGTTACTATATCTCCAGTTTTTTTAATATTAATTCCTTCTGGGTCTGCTGTAGACAAATCTCTGTTTGGATCAACATTTTCAACTGGACCGACAATTAAATCAATTGAATCTGTATAGTGCTGTGGTCTCAATTCTTTATTTTTTATATCTATGCTATTTTTATAATTATAATTTTCTTCTTGTGCCAAAAGTGACGTAAAATTATCAACAAAAAATCCCGATTTAAATCTATTCAATCCAGAAGAATCTGGAATAAAAAGATTACTTGTATTTGTTTCTAATAGTGAAAGTGCAGTATAATATTCAAGAGTTCTAATTCTATTTTCAAGTTGCTTTATATCAACCATCCTGTATCTTTTATGCTCAAGAAATGTTATAGAAGCTTGAGATATATCATAAAGATAAGGTGGTAAAGAAACAGATGCTATTTCTAAGGAATCATCTACAGAAATTGGTTTCTCCGGCTTTTCTGCTGGAGTTCCATACTTTATTTGAAACTTTCCATCTTTTGTTAAATAGATTCTATCAATTCTACCCAAATAGAATGAAAAATTTGTTATAATAGACTCGTTCGATGCTAAAATATTTGATGAAGAATTTCCAGATTGGGTAAATGTTCTTCCATAAAATTCTAAAGGAGATCTTGATCCTTCAGAAACACTGTAAGTGGAAACTCTTGGCCTTATATCAATAATATCCGAATTTCTTGTTGAATTGACAGTTTGAATTTCTGTAGTGTAATCAAATCCAGAATAAGAATCTACGGTTGTTATATCACCATCATCAGAGGATTGATAATATCCATTAGAAAAATAAATTTTTAATTTTCTAGAAGGTTCTTTTACTCCCGATTTTCTATTAATTACTCCGTAATCATAAAAAGATGAATTTTGTCCATTATTATATGTAAAGTTAAAAGAAACATTGATACTCGGTGTATTTAAAGTCGTAACAAAAGCTTGAATATTTGACTCTTCAAAAACTACAATTTCACCCTCTTTAAAATTAATATTATTTTTTGAAATAAATGAAATCTTAGAATCTGTAATTCTTTCTGCATATATCGCAACTGCACCACTTGTTTGTCCGGTAAATTTTTCTCCGATTATTAAATCTAATGTTTTTCCAGTAGGGCCAGTTATTGATGACAATTCAACAGTTGGAGCCGATGGAGTAGAAGTATCAACTGACTCATATATTGAGTGTAGTTCAACAACATCAGGAACATTTAATGATATATTTTCATCTTGCACTCTAGTTCCATATGCATAATTACCATAATTAAGACCATCGTTTAGAGTTGTGGATCCAATTCCAGAAGAAATATATTTAGATTTATCAACTATAATCGAATTTACTCTATTTTTAATTTTAATTTTTTGTTTTGGTTTGATTTTTGTTAATGTTGTAACTAAAGTAGCCCCTACATTGTTAGAACCCAAATTATAAATTTGAAGCTCAGTAGAACCATTTGTTAATGAAATTTTATCTGATGTCAGAGTTTCTACAATCCCATCAGATCTCATAAGTAAATATCTTTCTGAATCAAAGGGTAAAAAGGTTTCATTTTCTCCCGCAAGGACTGTCGTTGATAGTTGATTATTTGTAATATTAACCGTATAAGATTTTCTAATAGTTAATGTTGCATTAGTCAAATCTACTGAAGAAATATTTTGTTTTGGCAATTCAGTGTAAAATGAATTATCCTCAGATCCTTGCAAATCTGTTGCTATTAACTGTAAGTCTGTAACTTGAAGAGTTGATGACTGGGGAAGTTGTCCCCCACACACTCCAGATACAGTTGTTACTCCAGAAATTCTTACGTGAGTTGTTGCCACACTAACAACTGAGGCAAAAATTGGATCAATTGCCGATTGGTTACTGAATTTTAGTAGATTACCAACTTTCAACCCTTTTGGAAATATTGGATTTGTACTGATAATTGTACTAATTCCTAAAGAATTAACCACACTTATAGTAGATATTCCAATATTTAAAATTGTAGATTGAATTGTATCTGCAGAAAATGTAGAAGAAGATCCTACAATTCCAAAAACAGATTTTACATCAGAAATATTGTATGATGTAATTGCTGTTGCAACTCTAGTATTTTCTATTCCATTAAAAATAAATGGTTCATTTTGAATAAAATTGCCAGTTTTTTCATAAACTGTTAATGCAACACCAGCAGAAACCGAAGATTTTAAGAATGCAGTTGCTCCACTATATTTTCCTTTAACAAAAGTTGGAACAGATAAATTGATCGGTTCGTTTAATGTGATTTCGGAAATTATTTGAATATCATAAAGAGATATATTCCATTCGTTTATATTTGAATTTGTTGAATTGTAAGATCCAGAATCTAACTTAAAATCATAAACTCTAGCAACTCCGATTTCTTTTCCTGGTGCAATTGTAGAAGCAATTCCAACTCTAGTATCTCTAAGACTTAAAATATAAGTATTTCCTATGCCAATTTGTGGAGATCCATAAACTCTATTTAATTTTAAAGTTGAACCAGTTTGATAGTTTATTGATTGATTTTCTAAAGTTTTTGTTGTTCTTGGTTTTGGAACATCCAGAAATGCTGAACTAATCGTTTCTATTTCATATCCTCTCACAAATGCTTTTCCTGCAGATATTTGATAGAGAGCTAAATCTTTAGATGGAGATTGTCCTCCATATGTTTGTTGATTTACGTTAAAAATTCCTCTATTACCAAGATTATTATTAAGAGATTCTTTTATTGATACATCAAATGGAGTTACATAATAATCTCCAGATTCTGAATATGTTCTTCGAGCAAGTTCATTCTCTAAAATATTATAATCTGTTGTCTTTTTTTGAGATCTTAGTATACCGTTATCAATAGTTGCTAATTCAATAAAATTATTATCATCAAAATCATCTAAACTTTTTTTGTGTAGAGAAGTTGTTATTTTAAGTCGATCTGCTCCAGGTGCTGCATAATTATTAAACCCCCTTGAATTATCATTTAAAGAGAAATCAATATCAGAGTTAATAATTTCTTCATTGATTAAAAGTCCCACCCTATAACTTGGTTTATTAGAATATTGATCTAAGAGGATTGTTTCGTCGTTT